TAAATTATTCATAATAAACATTAGGCTTCCAAGATGATTTTGGAAGAGGGACAACGATATCTTCTGTTCCATTTCCAACAACTTGTACTTTACTTGATGACTGTAATGGGAGGTCACTAGCTACATAGTTTGCAGCTATACGTTCACCTCGACCATAGTTTGCATAATAGTTTCCTAGTATTTTAGTTTCAGTATTATTTTGCTTTTCCAAGTATGTATAACGTTCTGTATCAATAACGTTTTCTAATACATGCTCGCTTTTAACACCTGATGTACTTATAACTGGAGCAAATCCTAATTCAGGATCAACAGTGCCAGTTCCAATTTTATATCCAAATACACGGTTACCAGTAAATGTAGTATTGTTATACGTACTTAAAAGGGTGTCCATGTGGTCACTAAGTTCAAACAATGGCATATCGCCCTGGCTTGTTTTTGTTTGTGCTAATACTAGAACATCATCCTGCCAATAGTAATCGTGGAATCTGTGTATAGCATCTACATTATAGTAGTCTTCTCCCACTGTAAAGTAATGTCCGTTAGTTAATGTAGCGCCAGCAATTGGAATAATTTGGTTGCCACTAACTTCAAAAATCTTATTAAATGATGATTGTGTGCCTGTATTTTTTATAACTACAGTGTCGCCAGTAGACAGTCCATGTTGTCCTGCTAAGTAATATCCATCATTTGGTAGTTGCACACCAGTTTCAAGTAATTTACTACTGATTAAATAATCAACCACGCCGTGATTGATATCATAACCGTAGTTATAAAGTTGCAAGTTTCTATCAAATTGAATGATTGGACGTTTGGCTCTACGACCTTCATTGCCCCAATCAGATATATTAAAACTATCATCAGCGGTTTGCATTTCTTCTAATGCACTATGATGAATCCAACGATTGGCACGAGTCCAACTTGATTTATATTTGTCATCTAAACTACATACTGTATAATGTTTGTCTTCATAAGGAAGTGTTTTGCCACTTACTTTACTAGCATGCGGAGCTGCATAATACATTTCTTTAATTGGTATGAATTTAATTTTATTCCCAACGCCTGCTACAATATAACTAGTTGCTTGGATATCAGTATCGTAACCAGTTCCTTTAAATTCTAATCTCATGCCATTCCACAATTGCATTTGTTTTACAACAACTGTGTTGTTTATAACTACTTCATAAGGAATAGTGGCAGTAATACGGTTTGTTAAATCTGTTACAGGATTATAATTAGTATCAGTATTGTTTACTATCAACGCTGGTCCCATACCACTAGCCCAATAATAGTTGTTATAATTAACTAGTTTATCAATGTCAACTGGCGGATTAAAAACATATGTTCTTGTACTATATGCTGAGTTATAATCGTATTCGTTAAATTCAATATCTACTTTGTCTTTAATTTGATTCCAACTAATGTGTTTGTTAACACTGCTATCGTCGTTTGATGAATATATAGTAGGCTGTAAATGTCTAAGGTTAACTGTATCTAAATATACATCACTAATACTATTAACAGTATTGCCATCTTGGCTACCAACAAAGTGATCTACATCTTCAAGTTTACCTTTGCTAATCATTAGATCCATGGTGCCATCTAACCATTTGTCATTTAAGTCACTTCTAAACACTCCTGGTAGGAATGTACTAGACTTGATATTCTTAATAACTGATTGCCCTGGACTTGTCTTCATAAGGGGCGTGTTGATTTTATTAGGCTTAAAAGGCATTATGTTTATCCATTCGATTTAATATTTGCATTTGTTATTTGTTGTACGATTTCGATGTCAGCTACACTAACGTCTGGAATTAGTAGCTCATCGTTCAATGGCGTAATCTGGAACAACTTACCAAATACACTGTTTGCACTCTCTGGCACAACAACAAAACTACTAATTTCTCCAGATAGTTCTTGGTGAATATATGCTGCTAGTTCAGTAAAGTAAAATACTTCTCCAAATTCCCAATTTGAGATATTAAAGAACTCATAAACTTTATCTACAATAACACTTTTAATTTCGTTGTCTGTTAGTCTGGACCCTTGAGCTCTAATAACATTAAATCCTGCTCTTAATTCGTCAGGAGCTCTGTTACCAAACAGTACTTTGTATTTAACTGGACGATAAATTAAACTATCGCTCAATGATTTTTTACTTGCCAATCCACTAAATTGACTTCCAAGTTCATTTAGTGTTGGCGCAAGTGGCATGTCTGCGACAATACTGTCGTTTTTAATTAGCCAATTTCTAAATTCTGTATCATAACTTCTAGTCAATACAAACACATCAATAAGGTTTGTAAAACTAGGATCAATTAATTCGTTTGTATCTGGAACATGTGTCCATTCAAATCTTAAATTGCTAATTGAATCTTGATCGCCTGCCAAATTAACAAATGAATCTGGGGCATCTGGTCTAGAATCAGAATTAGCATCTACTAATGATACTGTAACATTGTTACTATCGTATATTCCATTACTTTGATAATTGTAACCAGCAATATAAAATTTACCAAGCTCTACACCATCAGCAGTAAACACAACTTGGTCTCTTGCTTTTTTCTTAGTATAGTAATCTAGTTTATATTCGTTACTGCTATTTGAAAAGTGTACTTGCTCACTATTTAAATTATATCTTATAATACGTGTAGTAACATCATAACTAACTGATGCACCTGGCTTTCCATATATTAACCAACTGTCAGTTGTTTTACCAAACATTACTGGGAAGGCAGTATCAGCAGTTTGTTCAGGAATAAGTTGACTAGCAATAGAAGTTTTAAAAGCTTCCTGTTCATAGTCATAGTAGATAATAAAATCATCTTTGGAATCCAAGTGTGCAATGATATCTTGTCTTTCAGATACGGTAAAGCTACGTGGCAATGCAGCATATCCCATTGTTAATTCTGTATTACTTTCTACAACACGGTCAAGTGTAATTGCTCCATTGCCGGTAGTAGTTAAGCCTGTTGAATTACCTGTTGAACTATCAACACCAAATCCGTTTGCAAATACATTTGCTACACGAGTCCATGTATATGTTCCGTCAGATTTTGAAAGCTTTAGCATTGCGCCTGCTTTAACAAATCGCATAAAGTCATCTTCAGCTGCTGTACCAGTATTCCCAACAATTTGATTAGAACTATTAACAAAATATCCAGTTGTTGAATCAACAACCTGCCACCTGTAAACATCTGAATCACCATTACGTTCCTGTTGGAATCTACTAGCGTAGCCATCATAGTATAAGTTAATCAACTCTGGATTTTCCAATTGAGTTTTTATAAAGTTATCAAAAATACTTTGTGAACTAATATTGTTTGTGTTATTATCAATAGTTAATTTTGTTTTTGTTAATGCTGCATCTGTATTGTAAAGAGTAACATTTGTATATGTGCCTGTTGGATCCATCAAGTCGATAAATCTACTGTGTCCACTGTGTGTACGATTTACACTTTTAATTTTAGCAATCTGGTCACTTTGTGTTAGCAGGTAGTTGTTGTAATCACTAGCAGTAATCATACGATCCTGCGCACTATATACTAGCGGAGCATTTTGTCTAATGTCGTCAAGCGATTCACTTTTACTTGCATTTGTAATTGTTTGTTGTAATGCAACACCAACTGTTGCTGTATAAATGTTTCCATCAATACCTGTATATTTGATATTAATTTGTTTTGTGCCAATATCATCTGGACGCAATACATATGTTTCATTAGCGCCAGTTCTATACCAAATACGAATAATACCACGTGGTAAATTACCAAAGTGTTCATCTGGGAATAGCACACTAATTTGTCCATCTGTTCTTGTTTTAACAGCAAACACATTTCTTTTAGTTACATCAATGTCATTGTAAATTTCATTAAAGCCATGTACGTTTTCAACACGATCCCAAGAGCTTGTTATCTCTCCTGTTTCGTTAATTGTTTGCACCCATACATCGTCATTGTTTACATGGTTAGCATTGATGTCAAGTGCTAGATTACTAATCGGATCAGTAACACTAAAGTCCTTGAAGTTCATGGCACCTTGTTTGAATCCCATAAAGAATCCAGTGTTAGCACTACCTAACCCACGGTTATCATTTCTGTAATTGATACTAAAGCTTCCGCTTGGATCTGGATACATCTCAATTGATGATGATAGTGCTGTGCTATAGTCTAGACCAATAAGGTTAAACGTTGTTTTCTTGCCTTGTACACTTCCTGTAAATTCAAACACAATTTGGTTTTCATTGTTGTTTAAGTTGTAGTACTGATTTTCCACACCAGCAATCATAGCACTCTTACGAGGGTTGCCAAATTGGTTAGTTGTACTTAGTACTGCATTCATAATACTAATAAAGTCATCTAGATTGCTTGCATTATTTGAAGTCTCAAAGCGGATCTGTTTTCCTGCTAGGCTACTACCCAAACTGCCTATAACAACTTCGTTTGTTTTAATACTAACAATTTTTAATTGTCCACTAGCTGGTACTGTGCGGCGAGGCTTATACCCTAGGAATTCGGCAAGTTTAAATACACTCTCTTGTTTTTGAGCAGTTGCAAGGAAATTGTTGCGGCTGTTTAAATCATTTCTGAAAGCAAAGTTATGACCAAATTGTGCTACTATATCTAATAATGCAACAAAGTCACTACTTTCAATCCAATCGTTAAAGTTTTCAGGATATTGTGATTGTATATACGTTACCATTGATTCTCTAATGGTTGTAAAATCAAATGCCTGGAAGTTTGAGTTTAGATATGAATCGTAAACTGCCATATAGTCTTCTGCTGCAAAAAGTCTCGCCTGTCTAATTTGCTGTGCCATGTTATAAGTTTCCTGTCTCTGTGTCTTCTTTATTGAAGCTAATCGCTAGAGTATCAACAATGTTAAGTGGAATATAACGCACAACGACTTCTACAGTAACTAAGTGGTTATCTTCTTCAACAGTGATTTCTCTATCTTCTAATGCAAATCTTGGATCGTAATCAATAACTTCAATAACTTCTTGTCTTATTAAGTTCGTCGTTAAATCGTCAAGAGGTTGAAATAAGTAATTTGGAATGTCAGTTCCAAAAGAAGGATTGTTCCACTTCTCTCCCTTTTTGATTGAGAAGTGATTTTGCAGATCCTTTTTTGCTAGCTGCAAATCTGTTAGAGTTACGCTAGTGCATCCGCCTTGTGTATTTGTCGATCCAATAATTTTATTTGCCATATATGTATTTATATAGAAAATAAACTACATATATTATAGACCTTTAGGCGGGACGATATGGAGAAGATGTTCTGGCCAATCCAAGTATTGTTGCCAATTATGATCAGGAATTTTAAGATCATATGTTTTTGCTAGGTTATTGATACTAAACCAGCTTGGGCGTGTGGGCACTTTTTTAGGCTTAACAAGCTTATGCCCTTTATCTGTATTACATTTTTGGCAACTTGCTACTGTGTTGAGCCATGTATTTGCTCCACCTAGTACACGTGGTACAACATGGTCAATTGTTAGCTCACTATAACTAAATTGCTTTTCGCAATACTGACAATGGAAGTTGTCTCTAATAAACAAATTTTTTCTAGTAAATTTTGCTGATTTAGGTTGACGTTGGAATCTGTTCAACATAATAACACTAGGACACGGCATCTCAAAATTTGCACTATGTAGTACAATATCTGGATAGTTGTGTAATATTTTTACTTTGTCTGAGAAATATGACTTAACCGCTGTTTGCCAACCTATTGTACTAAGTGGCAGATAACTAACTGGTTGTGCATCTGCGTTTAGTAACAGTACTTGCTGACTGGGCATAAGTTATTGATTCCGTAAATTATAGAGGTCGACAATTTGTCTCATTCTTGATTGAGTTAGACCTGGTAAGAATTTACGCTGGTCAACGTAGTAAATATATTCACTTTGCTGTTTTGCAATAGGGTCTTTTTGACGTGGATACTCTCCACGTATTAGGTTAATACCTTTAGACTGTAGCATACTTCTTGGTGTATGTCTACCATAATTACCTAACATCATTATTTTTGCTTCGCTTTGGGTGCGTAAACGATCTTTTCCATTATTGATTAATGCAGTAGCTACATAATCCCAGTTGCGTTCTAATATATATGGTTTTAAGTCAAATTTAACAATTTCTGATCCAACTTTATCCCAAGCGCCTGTAAAAAAGTACAAACTTACCATAGCATCATACTGTGTTTGTGTTAGCGTGTCAAGTGGAAAAAACTTTTTAAATGCACGTTCTTTGTTTTTAAAATTGTCAATCCAATATCCATAAGCTTCTGATTCTTCTAGTGCAACTGGATTGTTTAATTTTTCTGTTAAGCCATATCCAATTTGCAACTGTTTTGTTTTTTTGTTTTTGTTTTTATACGGTATGTAAGGAGTTTGACGTAATGCAAAATTAATCAACAAGTCACTAGTTTCTAAATCACTTAGCGGAATCAAAGTATTACTAATGTTAGCTTCAACTTTAGGAAAAATTGTAAAGTCAATAAGCATATCGTTTGTTACTTTTGAGGGTCTAACTACGTACTGTGGCATTATTGTTGTTTACCTTCACCAGTTGTAAATGCTTCTTGGACACCTGGAACACCATTCCATGGATGTCGTTCTGGAACACGACCAGCAGCACTCTGTGTAACTCCACTATTTTCAACTAATCCGTTAGGTGTTGGTTTAGTTGCAGAATCTGCAGCGGCTCCACTATTAG